CCGTGTTGGCTGCTGGTTTTCAAAACTATGTCGTAGTTCCTGATGTGACCACGTACACCTTGGACGTCACTGACGGCACCACTGTGTTTGCCAATGACCTTAACTTTGACAACACTGCTGCTAACAGCAACAAGGGCGGCGTCACTCCCGGCTTCATTGCTGCTGCTGACACCATTGACGTTGTCACCACCATCTCTGGCTCGCCCGGTATTATCACTGGTCGTGTGTGGGCTTTGGTGGTTGATTGTGGTGCTGGCACTCGTACTGCTGCCACTGTTGATCGTGACCAACTGGCTTAATATCTAAGCTATGTTAGGGGGTGCTAGAAATTTCTGGCGCTCCCTTTCTTTGTTTGTAGCTCTGATTAGAGAGCTTTTTATAATGAGAGGGTTCTCTATTGTTGATTCACTAGGTCGTACTTTTGAACGAGTTATTCGTTTGAAGATTAAGGAAAAATAATATGGCATACAATTATATTGGGTTGGTTAATGAAGTTAATCGACGGCTTAATGAAGTTGAATTAACCTCTGCAAACTTTGCTGCTTCTGTTGGATTCTATGCCACTATTAAGGATGCTGTTAATGCTTCTATTCGTGACATCAATCATACCCATTACGAGTGGCCTTTCAATCATGTGTTAGCTGAAGAAACGCTTAGCACTGGCATCACTCGTTACGCTTTTCCGTCAGACGCAAATACTCTTGACTTTGACACCTTCCGTCTTAAAGCTGACACCATCCTTGGCAACGACACAGTTAAACTTAGCATTGTTTCTTATGAAGACTATTTAGAAAGCAATGTTGATCAGGAATATAGCAGCGATAAACGAGAAGTTCCTAAAGCTGTCTTTCATTGCCCTAGTCTTGAGTATGGTGTTACTCCTGCTCCAGATAAAGACTACGAAATTCTTTATGAATACTATCGCATCCCTGTTGATCTTGAAAGCTCTACAGATGTCCCAAGCATTCCAGAACGATTCCGTCACGTAATCATTGACGGGGCTATGTATCACGCTTATATGTTTCGTAGCAATGAACAGGCTGCTAACATTTCTAAAAATAAGATGGAAGAAGGCATTAAGCATATGCGAACAATGCTAGTGAATCGTTATAGCTATATGCGATCTACTGCCATCATCAACCGTGCTATTTCAACCTTTGGAAGCAGGGTAGCTTAATATGGCAGACGCATGGCAAACATATGCCTTTGAGTTTAAAGGCGGTTTAGTTTCTAACCTTTCTCCCCTGCAGCAAGGAACTCAATTGCCCGGAAGCGCTAGGTTGCTTAAGAACTTTGAACCATCCACTGAGGGTGGTTATCGTCGCATCCAAGGGTTTACCAAATACGATGCTGCTTTTGTTCCTGCTTATGGTGAACCAAAAGTGCAAGGTAGTGGACAAACAGGAACCTCTTTAAATCTTGCTAATATCTATACCACCCCTGTTGCTGGTGACAGTTTCACAATTTCTGGTGTAGCTGGAACATATACCATTGCTGGTGGCGGTGTTATTTATAACAGTACAAATAAAACTGTTGCATTAACTCTAACAACTTCTCTTGCTTCTAGTCCTGCAGACAAAGCATCTGTTACATTCACCACGCATCAGGGCACTATTAAAGGTGTTGCTGCTTGGCAATCATCAGTAATAGCTCTTCGTAATAATGATATTTATAAATCAACTGGCAGTGGTTGGTTAAAAATTAATAAACCCTATTACAACAATGTACTAGTTAATGGTGCTGGTCAAACTGGTGCGTCCTTGGCTGTAGATGCTATTTATGACATTCCCCAAGCTGGTGATACTTTCACAATAGCGGGAGTTGAGAAGGTATATACCGTTCTTACAGACGCTGTAGTTGTAGCTGGTGCCGCTACATTGTCTATTAGTCCATCGCTTGCTTCAAGCCCTGCAGATAATGCTGCTGTCACTTGGCTTTCTGTAAATTATACAAACAGTTCAAAGCTTCGCACTTCAAAGTATCGAATTGGTACTGTTGAAAAGATTGTTGGTGTTGATGGATTTAACTACCCATTCATATGGGATGGAACTACTTTTACTATTCTTGACACAGGCCCTGCTGATGTTTTAGGTGCAGAGTTTGTAGCGTTTCATAAGAACCAAATGTTCTTTGCTAAGGGAGAACTTTTAACATTCACTGCTCCCTATACTGATAGTGATTTTACTGCAGCAGCAGGTAGTGGAACTATTTCAGTTGGTAACGCCATCACAGGCATCATTGTGTTTCGTGAAGCTTTAATTATCTTTACTGAGAAAACAATTAGCCAACTTACAGGAAATACTCTTGCTGATTTCACATTGCAGACAATCACACGCAATGTTGGCTGCGTAGCTAGCGACACCATTCAAGAGATTAGCGGTGACGTTATGTTTCTTGGCCCTGATGGGTTGCGCTTGCTTGGTGCAACCGATAGGGTTGGTGATTTTAATCTTGGTGTGGTGTCAAAGCCTATCCAACTCGAAACTACAGATTTAATTTCTAGTAGCACCAGTTTTGCTAGCGTCATTATTAAACATAAATCTCAATACCGATTACTTGGTTATAATGAAACTATTTCTGCAGCTAGCAGTAAAGGCATCTTAGGTACTCAAACTATTGGCGATAATACAAACGCAATTTCTTGGGCTGAAACTGTAGGCATTAAAGCATACGTTGCTGATTCAGAGTATTTAAATCAAATTGAAACTATTGTATTTGCCCATGTGGATGGTTATGTTTATCAAATGGAAGATGGAAATAGTTTTGATGGAAGTAATATTATTGCTTCTTTTGCAACGCCTTATGTTCATATGAATGATCCGTTTATTCGTAAAACTTTTTACAAGTTGCAACTATATGTTAATCCACAAGGAAGCGTTACCACTTCTGCTAACTTAAAACTTGACTTTGATGATTTTGGAAGTGTACAACCTGAGACAATTTTGTTAAGCAACAATACAGGGCAAGTTGGTTTTTATGGATCAAGTGTTGCTGTTTATGGCGTCACCTTGTATGGTAGCAAGCTTCAGAAACAATTTAAAACACAAGTGATTGGATCAGGTTTCACTGTGTCTTTGCAGTTTGTGTCAGATAGCCAAGACCCTCCTTGTTCTTTTGATGCAGCAACTATTGAATATGCAACTCATGATAGACGCTAATCCTGTCTTATGTGATACAACTCGTCTAACCGAAAGATATTTATGACCGGATATACTCGTAAAGATACGACTAATAACATTGCTGACGGTAATGTTATTAACGCTGCTGATTTGGACAACGAGTTCGATGGAGTGCAATCGGCCTTTCATGCCTCCACTGGACACACCCACGATGGCACTGCTGCTGAAGGCGCTGCCATCACTAAGATTGGACCAGTACAAGATGTTGTAGTTTCCATTTCGTCGATGTCTCCAAAGACGACAAACACCATTGACCTTGGTACGTCTGCTTTGAAATATAAAGATGCCTATCTTGCTGGTAATGCAAGTGTTGGTGGTACGTTAGCGGTAACAGGGGTGGCTACGTTAACAGCACAACCTGTCCTTAGTTCTTTGACAGCATCCAGTGCTGTTGCCACTAACGCCAGCAAAGGCTTGGTATCTGTTACTAACACTGGTTCTGGTAATAATGTATTAGCTACTTCGCCTACACTGGTCACACCAGCATTGGGTACTCCTAGTGCTTTGGTTGGTACAAATATCACCGGCACTGCTTCTGGACTTACCGCAGGTAATGTAACTACTAATGCCAATCTTACTGGAGATGTAACTTCTGTAGGCAATGCAACCACCCTCACTAATGCACCAGTTATTGCTAAAGTGCTTACGGGATACGTATCTGGTGCAGGAACTGTAGCTGCTACAGATTCAATCTTACAAGCTATTCAAAAACTCAATGGCAATGATGCTACTAATGCTAATCTGACGGGAGCGGTTACATCAGTAGGTAACGCCACATCACTTGGTTCGTTCACATCATTACAACTTGCAACGGCACTAACTGACGAAACTGGTTCAGGTGCTGCAGTGTTTGCTACCAGTCCTACATTGGTCACACCAGCTTTAGGCACTCCTAGCGCATTAGTTGGTACAAACATCACCGGCACTGCTACCAACTTCACTGCAAGCAATGTCACTACCAATGCCAATCTAACCGGAGCAGTTACATCAGTTGGCAATGCTTCTTCGCTTGGTTCGTTCACATCATTACAACTTGCAACGGCACTAACTGACGAAACTGGTTCTGGTGCTGCGGTGTTTGCTACATCACCCACCCTAGTTACCCCAGCCCTAGGAGCAGCAACCGCTACGAGCCTTGTGTCCTCTGGTACAGCAGCGAGCAGCTTCACCGTGACCAGCGGGTCAGCCGTACCGCTGACGATCACGAATGTGGGGACGGGGAATAGCTTTGTAGTTGAAGACTCAGCGAGTACGGACAGTTCGCCGTTTGTTATTGATGCGGCTGGAAATGTGGGCGCGGGTTTAGCCCCCACAACAAAGCTGCAAGTTTACGGCGCAGGAACCACAGCGGCGTTTTATACCAATGGCGATGCGTCTGGCTCTACTGCTTATTTGCAATCGTCTGGTGGAGCATCGGGTGATGGTGGACAAATCCTGTTTGGCGCATCACAAGGCGTTTTTGCTGGTATCAAAGGTTTTCTCACTAACGGTACTGGGCCTGCTGGTGATTTAATATTCCAGACAAGAACAACGTCAGGTAATGTCATTGAGCGTATGCGGATTGAGGGTGGTGGGAGCGTAGGGGTTGGCGGTACTGCTGGCGCAGACACTTCTTTTGGTGTTTTGGGAACTTTTAAAACATCAGGGGCAATTTCAAGGGTTGTTCGTGCTTTTGGGACTATTCCATCATCCACTACAAGCACAGCGCGTGGCTTTGGCACTGACTTGTCTACTGAAGCCGCAGCGTTTACCCTAAGCAGTCTTCAACATTTTGCTGCTCTGCAATCTACGATTGGCGCGTCATCGGCGGTGACAAACCAATACGGTTTTATTGCTGAGTCTACCCTCACCGGAGCCACAAACAACTTTGGTTTCTACAGCAACATAGCAGCAGCCGCTAACCGTTTCAACTTTTTTGCCAACGGCACTGCGGCTAATTACTTTGCAGGCGTTTCTCAATTTGCCGCTGGCACAGCAGCACTACCCGGCATCACGCAGATCAGCGACTTAAACACAGGCATTTATTTTCCTGCTGCTGATGCGCTTGGGTTTACTACGGGCGGAACTGAACGGATGCGGTTTGCTAGTGCGGGGAATGTGGGGATTGGTGGGACTGCTTCGGCAGGCTCTACGGTATGGAACGTCAAAAACATTACAGGTGCAACGACGGCTATAGCTTACGATGCAGTCGGTACTGTGCAGTCTGATGTTACTTCAATCGCAAATGGTTATCGGACACTTCTGTCAACACAAGCGGCTGCATTCACCCTAGGCGACCTTAGACATTTTTCAGCCAACCAATCTACGATTGGCGCAACTTCAGTAGTCACTAATCAACTTGGTTTTCATGTTGGCCCTACCCTCACCGGAGCCACCAACAACTATGGCGTCTACAGCAACATAGCTTCTGGAACCAATAGGTATAACTTCTACGCAAACGGGACTGCGGATAACTACTTTTCTGGCAGCGTGGGGATTGGTGCAGTCCCAACAGCAGCGGCTAAATCAAACATCACCAGCACCAGCGCGGGAGCGTCAACGATTGCACTGTCGTTGCAAAATGCTTCAAACACTGTTAGCTCAGAAACGGTGCTTGATTTTGTAGCAAACTCAAACGGAGCAGGGATACGTTCAGCGCAGATTACAGCCATTAACACTAATGGTTCAACTGGCGTAAATATGCTGTTCAAAATAAGCAACGCCGCAGCCCCCGCTGAAGCAATGCGTATTACCAGTGCTGGAGGTTTGCAAATACAAACAGGTGTGGCTGTTGGCGCTGCAACTCCCGGTACAAGTGGTGTAGCCTTTCCTGCCACGGCGGTTGCCG